CAAAAATGCCTAACGGTATTGTTCGTTACCTAAAGGCATAAGTAAAACCCTAATAGTCGGTAGGGCTCTTAGCCCTTTGAGCCCTACCGGCCCTATTAAGTTAAGGAGTAGAAGATGCCAGCGACTTACGTTACCGAGGCCGAGTTAAGAGCAAACCTTGGAATTGATAACCTGTATTCCTCAGACATCGTAGAAACGTGCTGTCAGACTGCTCAAGATTTACTCAATCAATTTTTATGGTTTGACTCTGCTCCTGTCGTAGGTACAGCGTTACAAAATAACGTAGCTACAGTTATGGTTGCTAACCCTGCAATCTTTAGTACGGGTCAGTCTGTAACCTTGAGTGGATGCGGCTCAACCTTTAATGGCACCTACACAATTACAGGTACGATCCCATGGACTGCCGGGACTGCTACTCAGTTTCCATCAATAGCATTTAATAATATGGCTTTTAATTGGCCTAATGGTTATAGCTTTATACAGTTTGCTAAAACCGCAGCTAACGCTAATTTTACGCGAGTCCTCCCCTACGGCTCAGCCGTGGGCGCAGACACAAAGACAAACAGCTACGCGACTACGCCGGCTGTAAGAGAAGCTGCCATGATCCTCGCGACTGATATTTTTCAGGCTCGTCAGGTTTCACAAACAGGCGGCGTATCCATCGATGGATTTAGTCCAAGCCCTTACCGCATGGGTAATTCCATGATCGGCAAAATCCGCGGACTTATTGCAGGATATACAAACCCTAATTCGATGGTGGGATAATGACAGCGGCCATTACAACACTTAGAGCGACACTAGCTGCCGCCTTGGACAGTCCTAACGACTGGAATACATACAGCTACCCTCCGGCCACAATTACGGCTAACAGCGTGATCGTCAGTCCGGCAGAGAATTACATCACTCCGAGCAATAACTCTTACGCATCTATTTCGCCGCTGGCTAATTTTCGCATCATCATGACCGTACCTATGTTTGATAATCAGGGCAACCTACAGGGTATTGAGTCTTTAGCCGTAGCTGTGTTTAACAAACTAGCGGCATCAAACATCAATCTAAACATTTCGGCTATGAGTGCTCCCTCTGTACTTGAGGTACAAAGTGGCTCGCTACTAACGGCCGATTTTTCCATATCAGTACTAACGAGTTGGAGTTAAACCATGTCTGACCTAACACCTGAAGATTTGGCTTTTCTTAAAAAGATAGGTCAGATCGAAACAACTACACCTAAAACAACAGCCAAGAAAGACGAGGAATAATCGTGGCAATTTTTCTAAATAATAAGGTCGGCTTTAAGGTCGGCGCTGCACCTGTAGATTTTACTGACCATGTGACCGCGTTTACGCTAACACAGCAAAGCGATCAGCTAGAAGTTACAGCGATGGGCGATACAGCTCATAAGTTTGTTACTGGTCTATCAGCTGACACGATCACAGTATCTTTGTTAAATGACACAGCTGCCGGATCAATCTTGGCAACGCTGCAAGCTGCATACGGTACGACCGTAGCTTTTAAGGCAATCCAAGATTACACAGCTGCTATCTCTGCTACGAACGTACTCTATAGCGGTACATTTTTGGTAGACAATCTAACTCCCCTCAACGGTGCTGTCGCCGATGAAGGCATGATGGATTTAACTTTTACATGTAACTCAAAGACAGTAGTAGCAACTACTGGCACTTGGTAATCAATTAACTAACAAAGGGGCAAACCATGGCAAAGCTAAAGATCGTACGTAACGATGGCACCGAATTAGAGGGCGAAATTTCGCCGGCTATTGAATATGCCTTTGAGCAGTTTTACAAGATTGGGTTTCATCGCGCGTTTCGCGAGCGAGAAGAACAGTCGATGGTCTACTACTTGGCTTGGGAAATAACAAAGCGTGCGGGACAGGCACCTAAACCTTTTGGTGAGGCTTTTGTGGAAACACTTAAGTCAGTCGAGGTATTAGATAGCGACCCTTTAGCCTGAAGCGCGACCTCCCATTTACATACCTAATCGCAAGATTAAGTATCCGACTGGGGGTCGCGCCTCAAGCGCTACTAGATCTAGATAAGACAATGCTCGATGCACTTGTGCAAGGGCTTAAGGATGAAGCGAAGGAGACAAGCGATGCCCATAGAACTAAACGGCGTTGATGAGCTCCGTAAAGCCTTAAAGCAATATGCGCCGGATCTAGATAAACAACTTAAGAAAGATTTAACTCTTGCTACTCAGAACGTAGTAAATGCTGCTCGAGGGTTTGTACCTGCTACTCCTCCCCTATCCAACTGGGGCCGTGATGGCGGTAATTTTCCTATCTATAACGCGGCAGCTATACGTAACGGCATAAGACTAAGCACAGCTCGATCTAAGATAAATAAAAATGGTTTTTCATCATCTGTACGTATTGTTAATGCTAATGCTGCCGGTGCTATCTATGAAACAGCCGGACGTAAAAATCCTGGTGGGCAACCTCAGGGCAAAACTAGAGAAGTAGTAATCCCTACTTTCCGTAAAGATACCGGTGTCGGTGAACATCGTTACATAACCTCAACCGGTAAGAATTTCGGCAAGAGTAATAACCCTAATGCCGGTAGACAATTTGTAGATGCTGCTAATGCAACAGGAATACTCGTAAACGCTAAGCCTCGCGTAGCTGGTCAAAGAGGGCAGGTTTCACGTAAATCTACAGGCCGTCTTATCTATCGTGCGTGGGCAGCCGATAACGGTAAAACTAACGAAGCTGTCGTAAGGGCGATCATGAAAACTAATGATCTCTTTATGAGCAAGACCTCAGGCTTTGCTACACGTGGCGTTAGGAAGGTTGCATAATGGCCGGTACTAATTTAGATATTAAGATAATTGCAGAATTTTTAGGTAAGACCGCTTTTAAGCAAGCTGAGACAGCTACTAACAAACTTAATAAAACTGTTAAATCTCTTGGCTCATCTTTTGGTGTTGCTTTTGGAGGCGCTGCTCTTGGCTTGGCTGTAAGGTCTGCGGTTAAAGAATTCGCAGATGCCGAGCGTGAGACTGTTGCACTTACCAATACCGTTAAAAATCTAGGGTTAGCTTTTGATGCTCCGGCCGTCTCAAACTATGTAGATCAGATTGGCAAGCTCTACGGCGTAACAGGAGCTCAGGCTGTACCGGCTATGCAAGCTCTACTTTCAGCAACCGGATCGGTATCTAAATCGACCGAGATCATGAACGTAGCTCTCGATCTAGCTGCTTCTCGTAATGCCGATGTCGCAGCTGTCGCATCTGATTTGGCTAATGCCTACGTGGGTAATTCTAAAGGACTTGCTACATACCGCTTAGGTCTGACAAAAGCCGAACTATCGGCCATGACTTTCGATGAGATCCTAGAAAAAATAGCTACAGATACTTTAGGCGCAGCCGATGAAGCGGCAGCCAGCCTAAGCGGCAAAATGGCGATACTTTCAGAGGCAGTCAATCAAGCTCAAGGGCGTATCGGTGGAGGCCTAGTCGATGCTTTAGGTGGCCTAGCAGGGCCTAACGGTGCCGGCGGTGCAGCTCAGACTATCGAAAACTTATCTACAAAGCTCACTAATGCCATTACAGGATTTGGATATCTTGTACAAGAGGTCAAGATCGCTCAGCCGATCCTCGTAGGTGCCGGTATTGCTATCGGCCTTGCATGGGCTCCATGGTTTACAGCTATTAGCGTTGCTGCTCTTGCTGTAGGTGCGTTAGGTAATGCCCTAAAAAAGAATAACGCTATAGCGGCTCCTAATATGGGCCCACTATTTTTCCCGGACTCAGGCGATGGTGGATACAAGGAACGCGAGGCTGCACGTAAAAAGGCAGAGCAAGAGGCTCTAGTGCGTAATAAGAAACTGGCTCAGGCGATTAAAGATCAGGCTAAAGCTGCAACAGACTTACTCAAGAAAAAGAAGCTCGCTAATGCAATCGATAAAGCGCAGTTACTTCTAGGCAAGAGCGAAAACGTCTTTGACATCGAGGCTATCGGATACAACGCGGCTCTTATTAACCAAGCCGATCAGCTAGGTAAGACTACTAACGCTGCTCAAATGCTCGCTATCGCTAATGACGTTGCACGACTAAACGTTAAAAAGTCTATGTACGAGCTTGAGCAAGCCATCCAGTCGGGTGACATCGTAGCTATTGAAAACGCTACAAAGAAACTTAACGAGGATCTAAAAATCCTTGGAGTCCTAACTGCTCAAAAGGCTACGGTCTATGACATTAAATCTATCCTTGATAGTCTCAAGCCTAAGGATCTAGTCAATCTTAATAACCTAGATCAAGCCATGGCCAAGATCCAAGAGATGTTAAGACTTCTCGCACAAGCTAATGTAGCTGCTACGTCCAAAATCCCGACAAGCGCTAGCCTCGGCTCAGGTATTCCATCCGGAGATTACATCGCGCCAATCCCTATGAGCGTTGGTTTATCAGCTTCTACAGCGGCTCTAATTGAAGCATCCGAAGCAATACAAGCCAGAGCCGATGCTTTTTCAATGCTATTGGATATGCAGACCGAAGCCGATACAGCTGCTCTAGCCGCAAGCTCTCTAGGCGCGGCAGCTTTAAGTACTTTTAATCTTGAGGACGTAGCTAGATCATCACTACTACGAGGCTTATCCGGTGGAGCAGGTGTGGCAGGTGCGGTAAGCGGATCGCGTTATGCAGCTCAGGCCGCTAATTACTACAACATCACGGTAAACGCTGCGGCCGTAGGTAGTTAAGAAGCTCTTGTAACGGCCATCCAAGGGGGCTTAACAAAGAAAGATCGCAAAG